CGAGGTGACGCCAATAACAATGGCTTCACCGTCTTTTAAAACACCATCAACGCCGTAAGCCCTGACACCGAATGCACCAGTGCCAAAGCCAGTCCTGTATGTGGTGTCAGCCATTGGCTTAGTCCATAGTCACGTCAAGGTCAGATGATGGGATCCGCATCACGTCGCCCGTGTCAATTGCCTTGCTGGTTGTCAGCGCAGCATACGCAATCAAGTTGCCGCCAGATGAAGCATCAAACACGCCGATGTGCGTGACCGTGCCATACGAAGCAGTCGCAGTCGGAAACTCAATCGCAGCTGAGTTTGACGCAGTGTTGCCAGACACAGTAAACGCAACAGACTGCCGAGCGTATGCACCGCCGGATACTTCCGTGCCTGACGCATCCTCATCTGGATTGCTGGTAAACAACGCAACATACCAAGCAGTTGGCCGAGTCACTGACGTAGCCGTAAACAAATAGTTTAGTGTGTGCGTCTCGAAGGTATTGGATAAGCTCATGTTAGTACGCCCTTATTTTCATGCGGCGACCTGATCCGCCAAATTTTGATTTTTCGCTCTCAGTATTTATACCATCAATCGCGCTTTGATACAAAGCCGCCCAGATTTGCAAGCGCGCGTCATCCTTTAAATACGGCGCGGAATGTATTAGCGAGCCATACAAGTATGCGTCAGGATAATACTGCAACAGCCAGTTTGATGTATTGCTGTCAGACAGCGCAGGCAGGTTTGCCATGTAATACAGCTCTGCCGTGTACGTTCCATCCGGCACAGGGTAAACCTCAATCTCGCCAGCAGTAATCGCATAGTACGCAGGCTGGCCGCTGGTGTTAAGATTGTGGTATTTCCGGTCAAGCATCTCAGCTTGCGAAATTAACTCAAGCGGGCGCGTGTCTCCGCTCGTAATGTAAAACCGCACAGCCTCCAAAAAGTCTGCCGGGATTGCGCTGTACTGCGTGTCAATCTCAGCAGTGCTGCGCTTTTCCTGACGCCAGTGTCGTATGTCGCGGCCTAAGTTAGCCTCGGCCATCGAGATGAAAGTCGGCGCAATAGCAGCCAAGTCATCACGGTTAAGAAAATCCGTGATGGCTGATTGCAGCTCTGCGTAAGTTGTGATTGCCATTATTGCGCCCCCTGTGCGAGCAAGCCTTGCGGCTGTTGTGATGATGGCTGATAACCTTGCGCCATAGCCTGCTCAACGTCCATAGCTGATACACCAAGCATCGTTGCCGCGCCAGCAATACCATACTTTTTCACAATGTTGATTAAATTTTCGTCAAATACAACAAAATTGCGGGTGGCGGCGTCAGTTCCGCGTGAGCCTGCGTCTTTGTATTTAATGCCGGGTATGCCTGCTTCTCGCAAGCGCTTTGCCGCCCCTGCTTGGTTGCCGACGACAGTACCCGTTTTGTCCTGCAATATAGCCTCATATATTGACCCGCTGTCGCCGCGCGCCATAGCCTCACGAAAGTTACTCATGACCTCTGGGTCAGAATTTGCAATTGACGTTAATGCTTTTCTAACACGCTCAGATTGCTGCGGCGCTGGCGCATCCCAGTCAAGAAAATCGTCTGGATTGGCGTTGATGTTGACCTCATACATGGAACCAGCGCTAAACCCTCCTGTGTCTTTGTAGGCTTTAAGCTGAGCTATCTTATCTTCTTGTATTTGACGCTGCATGTTAAAATTGCGCTCTGCGCCTTTGAACGCACCCGATGCGTTCCTTTCCAAAAGTCTATCTAGCTTTTGCTGTGTCTCAAGAATAGCTCGATCAACGTCACCGCCGACCGCCTCAAGCGTCCTCCCTGCTCCGGCAGAACCCCAACCCGCTAAATCGTCTCTGTACTTCTTCGCCACGTCCTCTGCCTCGGCAAAATACAACCCATGCCCGTATGCCTGTGCGCCTTCACCCGTGCCGATTTTGTCCATGCTGAACTTGTCAAAGCTGTGAGGTGATCCGTGGTAAGCCCTAATGCCTGCTGGCTTTGCTGGGGCCAGTAAGCCAGCGACTTCTTCTGCGGGAGATGGTGGCGTGGCCCGACTTACCTGCGAGGGATAAAACGCAACGTAGTCCACCTTTCCGCTTGGGTGGCTAATGCGCAAACCATCGTGTCCAGCCGATTTTGCCTCTGAAACAAGCGCCAATTCTTTGTTCCTGTCCCAAAGTGTCTGGGAAATATCCACGTCCATTGGATTCTTTAAATTAAAATTTAAATCGTAAACATCGCCCGAAAACTCCACAGAGCTTTCTGGAGGCGTTCTGTTAGGCCAGTACACCTCGTTCCGACCTGCAAACTGCTCAGCAGTCTCTCGGCTGGTTGTACCCCAAGAAAGTCCGTCCGGGTTAAAAAAGTTGTCCAGACCCTTTCTTGAACGCCCTTGCATAACTGGAAAAGATGTCGCCTCATCCGCCACATCCACCTTCGGTTTCAACCGCACATTGCCGAGCAGCGAACCCATCGCATTCGGATCAACCTCAACACGCTTCGCAGTATCCAGCAAGCCACGCGCACCAGACTTAACAGCCTTCGCAGCCGCGTCGCCAATGCCGGGGAATAAACCCAACACAGCCGCACCGCCAAGTGCGCCGACCATCGCCCAGTTAGGGTTCTCTGACGTAGCCTCGTCGTAAATCTCTTTGGCTGCCATCGCATCGCCAATGATCGGCGTGGCCTCAGCTATAAAGCGAGCCGCGTCCATCGGCGTGACATTCGGCACGTCAACGGCAAGCCTGCGACCCTCGTCAGCATAACCAGCGTAGTCAGATGGGCTTAGCAATCCAACCAAAACTTACTTCCCGTATTTTTTCGCGAGACAAGTTCCAGCACGCTTACACGCCGCAGGGGTGGGGCAACCTTTACATGGTTTCATGTCATCATCCTCTAACTTTTCTGCACATTAGCACATTTGTTTGCAAATGGCCATCCAAGCCGCATATCACAATTCGCCCAAGTCATCCATAATCTTTTCCATGCGCGCACTAAGCTTCCAATGGCCAGCGCGCCAGCGAGCCGCAAATTGCGCTTCCTCTAAACTCAAGCCCTTCCCAATGTACGACTTGATCCACTGGTTCATGCGAATGTTTTTCATCTTAGGTGACAGCTTGTGGAACGGAACTGGCTTCATGCAATACCTTTAGGTTGACATTATAAATCTTGCGCGTTCATTATAGTATAAAAACAATCTTAGTGGGAGGCCATTATGAATAAATCAAATATTCCAACACCAGAAGAACTGCAAAGTGTTTTGTGGTACAGCAGCAAAACGGGAAAACTGTATTGGAGGAAACGAAGCCCAGACATGTTTGACAACAGTCAATTAAACGCTGAAAAAAGTTGCCGTGGCTGGAATAAAAAATATTCTGGAAAAGAAGCATTTAAATTTTACAACCCAGATGGATATAAAAGAGGAAAAGTATTTAATATGACATTTTCCTCTCACCGCGTGTGCTGGGCAATTTATTTTAACCAATGGCCAGAGCAGCAAATAGACCATATAAACGGCATAAGAGACGACAACAGAATTGAAAATTTAAGAGATGTTAGCCAAGCCGTTAACGTAAAAAATTCAAGAAAAAGAAAGAACAATACCAGCGGGCATACTGGGGTTTCTTGGTTGAAAAATAATAAAAAATGGGCTGCAACAATAAATATTAATGGCCGCAGAAAGTACGTTGGCTTTTTTCACAAAAAAGAGGAAGCAATTGCAGCTCGAAAAAAAGCAGCAGAAAAATACTCATACACAAGCAGGCACGGCCTTTAAGCAATACCTTTCAAATTGCGTTTAATAGATTGCTTCCAACTTGACATCGCGCCAGATAACGCAGTCGCAGCGTCGCTGGCCATTGTCAGGCAGAGCGCATCCGCAAGGTCAGGCGACTTTAACCCACGCTTGCGCATCTCATCCTTACTCTCAGCCTTCATCTTGCCTGACGATGTGAAGCTGTATCTAATCGCAGTCAGCTCCGCGAGAAGCTGGTCGTCCTTCGGCAGCTTGCACGACCGATCCTCAAGCCAACCCTTTGTCTTAAACCAAAGCTCGCTGCGCAAATTCATGTGCGTCTTGCCCATAGCGGGAGCCTCGCCCACGTTAATGCCTCTAACTGGCGCGCCAAGCTCGCGCAGCCTATCAACCACACCACCGCCAACGCCAATACTGTCAACCAGTATCTCGCTGGGCCGCATAGAAGGCGATAAGCCTTCGTATTCGGCCATAACGCGCCCGACAGTCTGCATCAAATCCAAACCCTGCCAACTGGTAATCTCAGTCACAACATTGCCATACCGCTTGCACAAAGCAGTCTTGTCCGAGCCAAAACGCGCAACGTCCAAACCCCAAATAGGCTTAACGTCAGGCGTCACCTCAACGTCACGATGTATCGCGCTCTCAACCAAGTGAAACGGAATAATCGTGTCGTCATCCGCCATAGGGAACTCGCCAAGCACACGAATGCGAAACGCATTGCTCTCCTCGCCATACCTCGCACGCATTTCGTCAACAAACTCGTCAGACACAAGCGGGCTATCTATGCACGACCAACGCCTTGTCCACCAGCTGTCTGCCATCCGCGTCTGGCTCTCATAAAACGTGCCAGACGAGCGCGTCGGGTTGCTCAGCAAAATCGTAGTCGCGGCGTGGCCAGACATAGAGCCAGCAGCAGCCTCAAACACCTTCTCAGGCACACCGGAAGCCTCGTCCACAACTAACAACACATTCTCCGAGTGAACCCCAGCCAACGCTTCCGGCGTTTCCGCACGGCTCGTCCTAGCCGAAATGAAAGCCTCGCTCGGGGCCGCGTTCAGCTCAACCCGGTCAGACTTAACCGTAAGCAACACCTTCAACTGAGGCGGCAGCTCGTTAATCCAACGCTTCAACTCGGCAAACAAAGCATCAAACAGCTGGCCACTGGTCGGCGCTGTCACAACAACCTTATTCGGAAAACGCAGCAAAACAAACCACAGCATAATCCAACTGGCCGACGTAGACTTACCCGTGCCGTGGCCGCTGCGGATGCTAACCTTGCGCTCACCGTCTGCAACAGCCCGCAGAAACTCAGCCTGATAATCGTGCGGAGTAGCGCCCAGCACCTCCTGCACAAACAGCGCAGGGTCATCGCGGTAACGCAGCACAAACTCCTCAAGCGGATTATCATTGCTCATCCGTGACATCCTCGTAATCCGCGTCAATAGCCATCGCCTCACGCTGGCGGTCCTCAGCATCAATCTGAGCTAAGTCAGCATTAACCTTGCGTAGCGCGTCCAAGTGCATGTCGCTCACGCTAATCGTAACATTGGTCTGAGGCCGATTGCCGTAACGCTCCTGATTATACGAGCCAGCCATAAACTTGCGCCACTGCA